CCCTTGCGAGAGAATTTTTCCCCACGGAGAATTTCGGACGGTGGGCCAGATGCGCAGGATCAACAAAACAACGTCCGGTGTGGTCCCCGGCTCTTGAAGCCGGCCATGGCCTTCACGGTTCTGTCCCCCGCGCTCTCGCTCGTCGAGGGCCGGGGACTGCATCGGAGATATCGACAGGAGGCAAGGCATGGGAAAGAAGCGGACAGCAGGGCAGGCGCCGGTGCGCGTGGCGGTCAAGGACCTGCCGACAATACGCATCGATGAGCTGGTCCCCTATGCAAACAACGCGAAAATCCACGGGCCGGAGCAGATCGAGCAGCTGCGGCGCAGCCTGCGCGAGTTTGGCTTCGTCTCGCCGGTGCTGATCGACGAGAAGCGCAACCTCATCGCCGGTCACGGCCGCGTGGAGGCGGCGCGGGCCGAAGGCATGACCGAGGTCCCGTATGTGACGGTGAGCGACCTGACCGAGGCGCAGCGGCGCGCCTACATCATCGCGGACAACCGACTTGCCGAGACTGGAGAGTGGGACGCGGCGCGGCTTAAGTTTGAAATGGAAGAGCTAAACAGCCTTTCTTTCGACACCGCGCTGATCGGTTTCACGATGGACGAGATCGAGACGATCCATGTCAGCGCCCACGAGCGGACGAAACCAGCGGCAGAAGGAAACAACTTTTGGGGAGATGTCGAGAGCGAAAGCAGCGAGGATTATGCGAAATTTGTGGATAAATTTAAGCCGAAACTCACCACCGACGACTGCTACACGCCGCAGAACATCTACGAGGTGATTCGCGACTGGGCTTTGGCGCACTACGGCTTGCAGGGCGCGCCGGTGATTCGGCCATTTTACCCCGGAGGCGACTATGAGCACGAGACCTACCCGGACGGCTGCGTGGTGATCGACAACCCGCCATTTTCTATTCTTTCGCAGATTTGCAGATTCTTTGATGAGCATGGCATCCGCTACTTCTTGTTTGCTCCAGCGCTGACGCTGTTTTCCACAAATGCGGGAAAATCAAACTACGTGCCCGTTTCGGCCTCAGTTACGTACGAAAACGGTGCCCGCGTCAATACGTCCTTTGTCACAAATTTGGGGGGTGGCGCGTGGAGATTTCCGGGGAGTTGTTTTCTTTGATAGACGAAGCTGATAAACGTAACCGGGGTGAATCCCGGATTGAGCTTCCGGGGTACATTTATCCGCGCAACGTTTTATGCGTTCAGGATTTTGACCTTGCGAAGCATGGCCAGTCATTGTGTTTTTCCGATGAGGATCTTCAATTTACACGAGCTCTGGATGCCCAAAAGGAAAAAGGCAAGGCCATTTTTGGCGGCGGCTTCTTGCTGTCAGAGGCGGCGGCTGCTAAGAAATCCAAAGCAGAAAAAGCTGCGTTGGAAGTCATGAGCGCACGTTTGGCTGCCATTTCTGAATCTCAGCAAAACTCCCGCATGTCAGCGGATGGAAAAATCATTTGGCCATTATCTGACCGCGAAAAGGCGCTTGTAAAAAGCCTTGGGAAGCACGGCGGTGCCGTATGACCGTGCAGGAGGCCGAGCGGATCATGGCCGCGACGGCAAGCCCGTATCTCAAGCGGGACATGGAGCGATATATTCGGCGGCAGCGCAGAAAGGAGCGCGGAGATGGCAGGAGCAAGACAACCGACCAATCTGGTCGTGAGGAACGGGCGCAAGCACATGACGCGCGCCGAGGAGGACGCGCGGCGCGACCGTGAGGTGGTGGTGCCTGCGCCGCAGCGGGCGAAGCCGCCCAAGTGGCTGCCCAAGGAGCTGCATCGCGAGTTTCGCGCGATCGGCAAGCAGCTCATCGACGTGGGGCTCTACACCGACCTCGACGCGGACAACCTCGGCCGCTATCTGGTCGCCCACCACGAGTATATCAGCGCGACGGCGGAGGTGCAGCGGGCCTTGACCCAGGCGCCGGGCCACGCGCGCGACTTAGAAGCGGCGGACGGCTGGGGCCGCGTGCAGGAACGCTATTTTAAGCAGGCGCGCAACTGCGCGAACGACATGGGCCTGACGGTATCGAGCCGCTGCCGGCTGGTCCTGCCGAGCAATCTGCCCGCGGCGGCTTTCACGCCGGAGAGCGGGACGGATGAGTTCACGGAGCGGCTGCGGCAGCGGCAGGCGGACGCGCTGGCGCGGAGCCTGTAGCATGGCATACGTTTTCGACCGCGAGGCGGGGCAGTTTGTGTGCGACTTCGTCGAGCGCCTGCCGACGACCGACACGGGCAAGCCTTTTTGCCTTTACGACTGGCAGCACGAGGCGCTGATGGAGTTTTACGGCACGATGGACGTGCCCGAATCGGGCACGGATGAGGGCGCAGAGCGGCTGCGCCGGTACTGGTACCTCTACCTCGAGATCCCGAAGAAGAACGGCAAAAGCGAGCTGGCTGCGGCGCTGGCCCTCTATCACCTCTTTGCGGACGGCGAGCTGAACGCGGAGGTCTACGTCTGCGCGGCGGACAAGGATAACGCCTCGATCGTCTACAACGCGGCGGTCTTTATGGCGACCAGCGCGCCCTGGACGGCAAAGATGATCGCGCGCGGCGAGCTGAAGATCATTGAAAGCCGCAGGAGGATGGAATACCGCAGGAGCGTCAGGACCGGCAACGGCGGGCGCAAGTGGGTGACGGTGGGCATCATGCAGGTGCTTTCGGCTGAGGCCTACAGCAAGCACGGCTACAAGCCGAGCTGCGTGATCTTCGACGAGCTTCATGCCCAGCCTAACCGCGAGCTATGGGACGTTATGACCGGCGCGGCCGGCGCGTCCAGGCGGCAGCCGGCATGGATCGTGCTGACTACAGCCGGCGACGATCCAGACCGCAACTCCATCGGCTGGGAAATCCATGAGCGCGCTGTGGCAATCCGTGATGCGCGACAGCTGCGCCGCGTGCAGGCAGAGGGCGGCGACGTGCGCAAGATCCTTTCGCTCCGGCATGCAGCGGAGGAAGACCTTGCAAACGCCGAGGAAGCGCTGCTTGCACGCGACGAGGAGAACTGGCTGCCGATTTTTTACGGACTTACGGCCATGTTTGGCGATGACCCGGACGACCTGGCAAACCTTGACATTTGGGATGAAAACCTGTGGAAATTGTGCAATCCATCGCTTGGCAAACATTTAAGCCTGCGCAATATCCGCATGGAGGCAATGGCCGCCAAGAAAAGCGAGGCGGGCGAGCGCCTGTTCCGCTGGCTGCGGCTGAACCAATGGATCACGACAAAAACGGTTGGCTGGATCTCACTGAATCTCTACGACAAGACGCAGTGGGGGCCAAGTAAAAAGAAAGAACGCGACGAATGGCTCAAGAAGCTGGAAGGGATGAAGTGTTACGGCGGCGTCGACCTGTCGACCAGCCGAGACCTGACGGCATTTGTGCTGCTGTTTCCACCTCAGCCAGGGCTTGACGTGGCGGTGCTGCTGCCGTATGGCATCTGGAGACCGGAGGGCACAGCAGACGAAGCGGAGCGGCGCGATCATGTACCCTATCGGGACTGGGCGCGTGCGGGCTTTTTGACATTGTGCCCCGGTGAGGTAAATGACTACAACGACATTGAGGAGCGCATACGCGAGGCAAGCGAACGGTACGATCTGCGGGCGGTTGGTTTCGACCCGTTTTTAAGCCGCACGATCACGCAGCGGCTCGCCCCGATCGCCCAGGTCATTGAGATCCCGCAGGACTTGAAAAACATGAGCCCGGCGATGAAGGAAATTGATGACATGATGCAGCGGCACACGCTGCTGCACGTGCATAACACGTGTTTCCGCTGGACCTTTGGCAACGTTCGCTGCCACGCGGACGGCAACGGCAACATCAAGCCGCTCAAGAATAAATCAACGGGGCGTATCGACCCGGCGGTCGCGAGCATTATCGTGATGGCCGTGTGGATGGTTGCCAGAAATCAAAAGCCCGATCTTGCCGCGGCGATGGCGCGTCCGGGCTTCACGCTGTGAGGAGGGAAAGCTGTGGAAAAGCTGCGAGACACCGCGCTGCTGCTCGGCGTGCTGCTCATTACGCTCGGCGCGGGCATGATCTATATCCCGGCCGGCTTTATCGTGGGCGGTATTCTTTTGATCGCAATGGCTGTCATTGACAGCTTTGACGATAGTGCAAACGACGAAGGGAGTGATGGTCAAGCATGAGCATCATCAAGGGCCTGCGCGCGGCGGCCGCACGCTCGCCCACCGTGAGCAATGCGGTGACGGTGACGGGGCTGATGTCCTCTGGCGGGCTGGCCGTAGGTGAGTTGACCGAGACCACCGCCCGGAAACTGAGTGCGGTGGACGGGTGCATGGAGATCCTGAGCAACTCCATCAGTAAGCTGCCGAACTTTGTTATGGACGGCAGGACCCGGGAGCACGTGGACCACTACCTCTTGCGGTTACTGAACGTCCGGCCCAATGAGGCTATGACGCCCAGCATCCGGCGAAAGGTGCTGGAGAACAGCCGGAACGAGGGCGGTAACGGCTATGACTGGATCATTCGGGACACCCGGACGGGGATTATCCGGGAGCTGATCCCGGTGCCCTGGTGGCTGGTGCAGCCATGGAGGGATGAGGCCGGGCGAGTGTGGTACACCGTGACCCATCCGGTGACCGGCACGCCTATGGTGCTGCCCAACGAGGACATCTGCCACTACAAAGCCACCACACGGGACGGCCTAACGGGCATCTCACCTTTGCGACGGGCCAGCGAGGTGCTGTCAGCGGCACAGGCGGCGCAGGCGTATGATCTGGCGTTTTACGCCAACGGCGGCCAGCCCAGCGGTGTGCTGGAAACCGACAGTGATCTGGGCGGCTGGGCGGAGGACGTCAACGGCAAGCACATTCAGAACGCGGACGGCAGCTATCAGTCCCGGAAGGATCAGCTACGGCACGAGTGGGAGAAGGTCCACGCCGGACCCAATAACAGCCATCGGGTGGCCATCCTGGATCTGGGGCTGAAATACACCCCCATTGCCGCCACCAACAAGGACGCCCAGTTTGTGGAAAACAAAGAGGTCACCATCCGGGATATCGCCAGATACTTTGGCGTGCCTCTTTACAAGCTGCAAGAGGGCAAGCAGGCCTACGGCAGCAACGAGCAGAACGCAATTGAGTACGTGGTGGGCACCCTCCATCCCATTGTCAACCAGTACGCGGAGGAGCAGACATGGAAGCTGCTGACGAACACGGAACTGCGGCAGGGCTTGGAGATCCGCATCAACATGATGGCAGAGCTCAAGGGCGACACGGCCAGCCGTGGCGCCTGGTACACTAACCAGAGGAACAACGGCGTGTTTTCGGTCAATGACATCCGGGCACTGGAGGACCTGCCGGATGTGGAAGGCGGCGATGAGCGCCGGGAGAGCCTGAACTATGTCCCCCTGAAGGACTGGGCACGGCTCAGCGAGCAGAGAAACGGAGGGAACGCAAATGCGGGTAACACTTAACGGCATCGTCGCAGCCGATGACGATGTGGAGATCTACCAGTGGTTCGGCTTTGCGGCCTTTTCGCCGAAGGCGGTGCGGGACGCGGTAGCGTCCACCCCGGAGGGTGAGGAGCTGGTGCTGGAGATCAACAGCGGCGGCGGCAGCGTATTCGCCGGATCTGAGATCTACAGCGTTTTGAGATCTTCCGGCATCCACACGGTGGCAGAGGTCCAGAGCCTCGCTGCCAGCGCGGCCAGCTACATGTGCCTTGCCTGTGACGAGGTGCAGATATCCCCGGTGGCGCAGATGATGATCCATCTGCCGTCCACCCGCACCAGCGGAGACCGTGGAGATCATCTGCGGAGCGTGCAGATGCTGGACAGCACCCGGGAGGCCATCCTCAACGCCTACGAGCTCAAGGCTGGCGGCAAGGCCGACCGGGCGGAGTTCCGGCGGATGATGAACGCCGAGACGTGGCTGACGGCTCAGGAGGCCGTGGACTGCGGTCTGGCGGACGGCATCATCGGCGAAACGGCCAGTATTGCCCCGCAGAACGTGATGAATGCCATCGGCAGCGGCATTCGGGCACTGGGATGCGCCGGGATGCCGGATATCACGGAGCTGCGGGCCAGATACATGGCGGAGCAGCACCCCGCGCCGGAAAAAGACCCGGCACCCACAGCATCAACGGGCGGTGAGCCCGATGCAGATACCGGAGACTGGCAGGCACAGGCCCGCCTGGATCTGGAAAAAATCAGATTTTAAACGGAGGTAGCAAAACATGAACAATCTCAGACGCGATCTGGTGGATCTGACCACCCAGCGCACCGCCCGTCTGGAAGCCGCGCAGGCGGCTTTGGATGCGGGCAATCAGACGGACTACGATTCCGCCATGGCGGATGTCCGTGATTTCAACGGCCGCATCCAGAACATCCAGGATCTCATCACCGAGCAGGACCGCCAGATCATGGCCGCTCCTGCTCCCACCGGCGCAGAGGCCCGCGACATGGCCGAGGAGCGCGGCCATGCCCTCATGACCGGCAAGGCCGTGACCTTCACCGCCGACGAGACCCGCCGGGCCGTGATGAACTCCATCACTCTGGCTACCGGCACTCTGGTGGAGCCCACCGGCGCCGGTAGCAACATCCGCGACCCTCTGGGCAACGTGGTCTCCTCCATCGTGGATCAGGTCTATGTGCAGAACCTGACCGGCATGGGCAGCTTCCTGGAGCCCTATGTGATCTCTGAGCTCGACGCCAAGGGCGGCAAGGTGACCACCAACGCCGGCAAGGCCCGCACTACCAGCGCCGACCCCACCTTTGGCGTGGCCAAGATCAGCCCTTACGAGCTCAACGTAACCCAGTTTGTCGACCGCAATATCTCCCGCCTGAGTCCCGCCGACTACTACACCAAGATCTACAACATGGCGATGCGTGCCATGCGCCGGAAGCTGGCCGGCCTGATCGTCAACGGTGACGGCCAGGCATCCCCCGACATGTTCGGCATCAAGAACGCCAAGAACGTGGCGGGCGCCGCCATTGCCGCCGGTGTGGACATCTCCGCCATCGATGAGAACCTGCTGGACACCCTGTTCTTCAAGTACGGCAGCGACGAGGCCATCGGCCAGAACGCCCGCCTGCTGCTGAACAAGGCTGATCTGGCTGCCATCGGCAAACTGCGCAACAGCGACAAGCAGCGGGTATTTAAGATCAACCCCGCCACGGGCAATCCCAACATCGGTACTATCGAGGACGGCGGCAACATTGTTCCCTACACCATCGTCAGCGACCTGACCGCCCTGTCTGCCTCCACCGCTGGCAGCGCTGCCATCCAGACCATGTTGTACGGCGATCCTGCCAACTACGAGCTGGGTCTGTTCGGCGACTACACCGTGCGAGTGGATGACAGCGTGAAGGCTGTGGAGCGCATGGTCACCATCCTGGGCGACGCTATGGTGGGCGGCAACCTGATCGTGGACAAGGGCTTCGTTATTGCGAATCTGCCCAAGAGCGGGGGCTAAGCGATGCTGCGCGAGAGGCTGAGCGAGATCGCCGCCTATTGCCGCGTGGAGGCGGACGACGCCGAGCTCCCCGGCTTTGTGGACGCGGCAGCGGCCTACCTCGCCGGCGCGGGCGTGCGCGAGCCGCAGGACGGCTCGCCGCGCTATGCGCAGTATCTGCAATGCGTCAAGTACCTCGCGCTTGACCTCTACGACCGACGCGACGCGGCGGTCGAGGGGGCGCTCGGCGACAACTACGCCTTCCGGCGGATGCTCAACCAGCTTAAGCTCACCGAGCCTGTGCCAGATTCGGGCACGGGCGAGGGAGCGGAGGGAGGCGCGTGATGCACGTCGACGCAGGGAAGCTCTTGAAGCGCATCCAGTTTTTGCGGAAAACGACGAAAAAGGACGCCGACGGCTACGACGTTCCCGGCGAGCCGGAGCTCGTGCGCGAGACCTGGGCACAGTACAGCCAGACAAGCGGCACGGAGCTGATCCGGGCGGGCGCGGAGTTCGGCGAGGCGAAGGTGCGCTTTCTCACGCGCGCGAACCCGGAGCTGCTTGACCGGCGGCTCCTGATCCGCTACGACGGGCGCGACTACAACATTCTCTACGTCAACACCTACGGCGACGAGGGAAAGTACATGGAGTTCTGGTGCGAGCGGCACACGCAGGAGGGAACGGTATGACGCTGAATGAGAGAATCATTGCGGTCGTCTCTCCGGTCGTCCCGGTGTGCGTGCCGGATATCCTTGTCACCAAGGCGGGCGAGACACCGCCAGAGCGCTACTGCACGTTTAATTACACGGAGCTGCCGGATGGAATCGGGGACAACGCTGCGCATCTGACGCGGGCGCTTGTGCAGGTGCATTACTTCGCGCCGCTCAAAGCCTCTACGCTGGCCGTGCGGCACGCGCTGCGCGACGCGATCGCGGCGGTGGATGATTTTACCCTGCCGAGCATTGAGAACGCCACGGACGAGACGGGACAGCACTATGTGCTGGAATTTGACGCCGTGGGACGCTGGGAGGCGGAGGACGATGGCCAAGGTCGAGTTTAGGGGCATTGACGAGGTCGTGACATCGCTGACGGAGCTTTCCGAGTTGCCGGACGAAGTGATCGACGCAATGCTCAACGCCCGCGCCGACGTGGTCGTTGAGGCACAGCGCGCCGAGGCGCGTAAGCTCGGCACGGAGTACCGCAACAAGGGCCAGAAGAAGAACTACGCCACGGGCATGACGGCAAACTCGATCCGGAAGGGCAAGGTCAAGGTCAAAGACGGGCAGCGAGTGCTGTACATTACGCCGGTCGGCAGCCGAAAGCGCGGAAAAACCGTGACGAGAAATGCAGAGATCGCCTTTGAAAACGAGTTCGGCACGAAGACGATCCAAGCGCGGAACTTTTTACGGAAAGCAAACGAACAAAGCGCGGACGCCGCGACGGCGGCGGAGTTTGAGGTGTACAGCCGCTACCTCGAAAAAAAAGGGCTGTAGAAAGGATTACCATGCAGTACGGAGCAAAGATGATCCAGTGGGCACCGTTCGCCGCGACCAATCCGGAGACGACGACCGCGCCCCCGAAGTACGGCACGCCGGTAAACCTCGGCGCGCTGAACAAGGTGACGGAAACGATCAACTACAACCGCGTAAGTGCCTATGGCGACAACGTGAAGAAAGTTGAGGTCGTGGAATTCAAGGATGGCTCGCTGGCTGTGGAGCTGCTGTATCTCTCGAACGCGAACGCAGCAGCGGTGACCGGCGCGGAACTGGGCACGACGGACGGGGACAAAGACCTCAAGTTCGGCAGCAATGACACTGCGCCCTATGGCGGCCTCGCCTATTACACCAACCACATGAGGGACGACGGGACGAAATACTATCAGGGCAGTTTCTACCCAAAGGTCAAGGCCAACATGGAAGGCGAGAGCTACGAAACCAAGGGCGACAGCATCGTGCTGAGCAATGCCAAGCTCACGTTTTCCATTTTTGAGCCGCTCTACGGCAAGTACAAGCACAAGAGCGAGGAATTCGATACCGAGGCTAAGGCCGCGGCGTGGGTCGACGAAAAAACCAAGGCCGCAGCGGGCGGCTGAGAAGCGAAGAGACGCGGCACCCGCTGCGTCTCTTTTGTGTTTGGAGGGAAAAATGAAGACACTTCCTTATGAACTGAATGGGCACACGTTCTATCTGTGCCTGAACGGGCAGGCGCTTTTTGACGCCTACGACAAATTCGGCTACGAGGGCTTTCTCACAAAGCACATTGAGGGGAAAGACAAGCAGAGCTTTGAAAATACGTGCTGGCTGCTTGCAAAGCTTGCCGAGCAGGGCGAGCTGGTGCGGCGCTGGCAGGGGCTTGAGCGCGGGCCGATCGCGCCGGAGCAGTATTTCCGCGTAAATCTCAAGCCGCTGGACGTGGCGGGCGCAAAGGACGCCATCCGCGAGGCAATTACCCTCGGTTTCTCCCGCGAGGAGGAACGCGAGAAGCGCGTCCGCGACCTCGGGCTCGAAGAGCTGCAAAAAAAAACGGTAAAAGCGGAATAACGCGCTCGTGGTGGTTAGATCTGTTGACACAGTTTCTGCGTCTGGGCGTGCGCGAGGGACTGCTGCTGACACCGGGGCAGGTGCTTGACCTGCAGGAGCTGGAGATCCAGCGGCGCGGACTGCACAGGGAGGAGGAGAACTGCTAAATGGCAACAAGGACGATCACGACGAGGCTTGCGGTCGACGGCGAAACGGAATTCAAACGGTCACTGAGCGAAGCAAACAGCAACCTGAAGGTGATGCGCAGCGAGATGAGCCTTGTCGATGCGGAGTTTAAAGGCCAGGCGAACAGTATGGACGCCTTGACCGCAAAAAACAAGATACTGCGCCGCGAGCAGGAGCAGCAGGTAGAGAAGGTCAAAGCCCTGGAGCGCGCGGTCAAGGACGCGGCCGATGCCTACGGAGAGAACGACAAGCGGACAGACAACTACCGCCAGCAGCTCAACCGGGCAAAGAAAGAGCTGCTCGACATGAACGATGCGCTGGATGAAAACGAGAAGTATCTCGACGAGGCGCGCAAGAGCGCTGACAAGTGCGCAAGCAGCATCGACGAGTTCGGCCGCGAAGTCAAGGATGCGGGCGACAATCTCGGCGACGGAGGCGGACTGCTCAGCCAGCTGGGCGACCTCAAGGGCCTCCTTGCAGGCGGCGCAATCGTCGCCGGAGCGAAAGCCGTCGGCGACGCCATCATCGGCATCGTGGATGACACAGAAGAGTATCGCAAGATCATGGGTACGCTGGAGACCAGCTCGCAGCAGGCCGGATACACGGCGGACGAGACGGCGGAAGCATATAAAAGGCTCCACGGCGTGCTCGGCGACACGCAGACGGCCGCAACGACCGTTGCCAACCTGCAGGCCATCGGTCTGAGCCAGAGCGACCTTATCACGCTGATTGACGCCGCGACCGGCGCGTGGGCTACCTATGGCGACAGCATCCCGATCGACGGGCTTGCCGAGGCCATCAACGAGACGATCCAGACCGGCAAGGTGACGGGCACGTTTGCCGATGTGCTCAACTGGGCGGGCGAAAGCGAAGACGATTTTAACGAGAAGCTTGCGGCGGCCAACGGCACCGCAGAGCGCGCGCAGATCGTACTGGATCAGCTCTCGTCCCAGAACCTGCCAAACGCCGGTCAGGCGTGGCGCGATGCGAACGAAGACGTGATCAAGTACAACGAGAGCCAGCAGAACTTGGACGACGCGATGGCAAAACTCGGTGAGCGCCTTGCCCCGGTCGCGGCCGGAATCAAAAACACTTTTGCCGGTGCTGTCAACATCGCCATTGATACGGTGGATGGCTGGATCGAGGCACTGCAGGGTGCGGTGACCTGGCTGGGAAATGTTGCCAACAAAATCCCCGTCATCAAGGAGATCGGAGATCGCGCGGCAAAGGCGAAAGCCGCGTATGACGCGAACCCGTCGAGGAATTCCCGCTCTGCGGGCTATGCGCGGCTCGCGGAGTCCAGGGCGAATGACAGACGGACCGGCTCGGCATCGCAGACGATCAACTTAAAATCAACCGTTGTGCTGGATGGAAAAGAGGTCGGCCGCAGCGTGACCAAATACCAGATGCAGGCACAGAGGGCAAGGCAATGAGAGATATCGTTTTTAAAATCAACGGCAAGGACCGGTCCGATTGCTTCAACCAGTATGAGTTTTTCGCGGGCGCGACGCCTGTTTACAGCGATGAGATCGAGACAATGGACCGTGTGCGGCACAGCACGGTCGTCCGCCGGCGCGGGTATTGCATCGCGCCGCTCAATGACATTTCAGACGCCGAGGCTGTGCAGCTTGCCGAGGATCTGTCTGCCGGCACGCTCAATATCACTTACAACAATCCGTGGTTTGGCAGTGAACCCGTCACACAGAATATGACAATCGACGATTTGCAGCTTGGTTTTCTCCTCCGGGATGTGAGCGGACGATTCTGGAGCGGGCAGATGCTGCGCTTTACGCAGAGGTGACGCCATGCATACAGTAAGTGATCTTTGGCAGCAGATGCTTGCCGATCCGGCACACGCCGTAGAAGCAAAACTCAAGATCGCAGGGGTAGAGTACGGAGAAGATAAAATCGTGCGCAAGTCGCTCATGGTCTATGGCGGACTGTATTCCACCTTTGGCATCGGAAACTGCTGCGCACGGCAGATCGAGTTTGAGATCTATCCGCAGGGCACGATCCCGCGGCAGGCGAAAATTGAGGTTTTTGTCAGGTTGGTGCTCGGCGAGCAGGTAAGTGAGTGGATCCCCAAAGGCGTGTTTTTCTTCTCCACGCGCAAGACTGACCGGATCACGGGCGTTTTGAGCGTACATGGGTATGATGCGATGCTCAAAGCCGAGGAGACGTGGCTCGACAGCAGCTATGACGCAAAGACTTGGCCGATGCCGGCAGCGACGGCAGTTGCGGACATCGCGGCGCGCATGGGCGTTGCTGTGGACAGCAGGACGCAGCTCGACGAGGCTTTCCCCGTGCAGTACCCGGTGGACGACAAGGGAGATATGACGATGCGCGAGGCGCTTGGGCGTATTGCGGTCACCAACGCGGGAAACTGGACCATCACGGACGATGGCAAGCTGCTGCTGGTCAATCTCAACTCCATGCCCGCTGAAACCCACTATCTTATCACGGAAACCGGAAAAGCCATCACCTTTGGCGGCGTGCGCATCCTTGTGTAAGGGGGGCAATATGGATAAAACCTATTTAGGGCGGCGGCTGGCGAAGTTTTCCCCCGGGATCGCGTCGCAGCCTATCTCCAAGGTGGAGCTGCTGAACGATACCGGCGATGTGGTCGGTGTGTCCGGATCGGACACCGGACGGACGTTGACGGCCTTGCAGCCGGACGGCACGAATGCGATGGCGGCGGCGATCCTTGCCAAAGTCTCCGGTTACAAGCACATCGGTTACGAAGGCAGCAAGGCGCTGCTTGACCCTGCGGCGGAGCTTGGCGACGCGGTGACGGTGGACGGGCTGTATGTGCCGCTCGTCGCGCTGGACATGACGTTTGATCCGCTGCTTGCGCCGGACATCTCCGCGCCGGACGCGGACGAGCTGGACGACGAGTACCCGTACAAATCGCCAACGCAGCGGCAGATCGAGCGCAACATGGCAAAGACGCGGTCGCTCATCACCAAAACCTCCGAGGAGATCAACCTCAAGGTCGAGGGCATTGATGGGCGGGTATCGGACATCACGCAAACGGTCGATGGAATCAGCTTATCCGTCACGTCAGCGTCCACCCCGGACGGCCAGACGACCGCTACGATCACGCTTAAGGTCGGCCCCAACAACTACACCGGCTATATCAAGCTCGACGGCAATGTGGACGTCTCCGGGCAGCTGTCGGCGGATGCGTTGTATTCCGCGCTCGGCGAGATCGCGGACTTAAGCGTCAACCGGCTGTCGACCTCGCGCCGGGTGGTCAAGTACCTTGCGGGCGACACAACCGACGACAATTTCATCCGCGTGGCAGAACAGAGCCTTGAGTTTGTCGCGGGCATCGCCAAAAGCACGACGGAACAGGCGAAAAACCCAAACGGGGAACTGATCTACTGGGAGGCAGACCCCGCGGGCGCGTCCATCGGCTCGGACGGCTATCCCTACGCAAACGGCGAGCGCATTTTTACCACCACCAAGCAGACAAACTGGCCGGTGATGGTGTATCAATACGAGGAGCAGGTCAAGCGCGCGATCTCGTTCGAGTCAGACGGCCAATACTACTACCCCGTGGACGTCTTCGGCGCGGGCGACAACAACGGCAAGCAGCGCGGCTACCTCGTCAAGCGGCAGAACTCGCTTGAGCTGACGTACGAGACGAGTACGGGCAAGCAGCTCGGCCTCGCCGCGCGGGATGAGGGGTATTTAGATTTAATGGGAATGAGGAAAACCGTTGGACTTAACTTCTCTGGATGGGATAAGGGCAGTTGGGGTGTCCTGCTGGAAGGCGTTAAGGAAATGCTGGATTACGGCGTCACGCTGAACAGTGCGGGAGTCCCGGTTAAGATCACATACCCGGATGGGACGGACTGCCCCATCTACTGGTAAGGGGGCGGACGATGGCGATCAAACACAAAAAGAGCTTTTTAACAGGATATCTGACCGGGCAGGCAATCAAGCGCGGGTTCAACAGCACGTTTGACGCGCACCGCCCGGACGGCAGCGGCACGCTGCGCGGCTATGATGCAGCCAGCTTTAAGGCAGGGCTGGCCGCAGGGCTGTGCGGAGACGGATATTTGCTGCCGTATACGCCGCCGGAGAAAAAACCGGGGATATTTGACGTCGAGGTCAACTGTGATGAGGTCATCATCGACCTGTATCTGCGCAATGCCCGTGGCGAGGCGACCGCGCCGAGTATCTACGGACTGCAGGACATGGGGGGATGGCTGCGGGACAACAATGTCAAGACTATTAGCGACTTCTATGCCTTCTGCGAGCGCGCAGCGCCGCACTTTGGCGGGGTGTTCAGCAAGAAAAATGCGGCGCGGGTCACGGCGTTGTTTTATAACCGCTCTTATTTGCACGAGATATGTGCAAAAAAAACTCTCCCCTTCTCCTATCTCATTCGCGATGCTTATATGGCCGGCAAGATGACCTGGGAACAGTTCATGGAAAACAAGCTTTCCGTGGATTCCCGCCTCGACAACTGGACATTCACGCTGACGCAGCATGTAAAAGCGGACTGCGGAGCGAGCGGCACGGCAGCTTTGACGCCGGTATATGTCATTAAGACCTATGTTCTTTGCCCTGGGAGGTATAGGTTCTCATTCGTTGAGACAGTGTCTCCTCCGTTTGACGACGACGACACTTCCAAGGCATGGGTAGCAGTTGCTGTCCCTGGAGTATTTGGCAATACGAGCAACCTTAAAACGAAACACAGCCAAGGTGACCTTTACTATCTTGCATCCGGAGAGAGCCTTGAGTTTGAAGTCCCAGTGGGGTCACTAGAGCATTCGCATCTCTTCATCAATCTGTGGCCGTGGCCACCCTTTAAGGTGGACGGATATAATGCTATGACAGATCAGGCGCACCGCAGCTACCATGCGGGGATGACCCACGTTCAGACGCTTGCTATGGATCTGCAGCTTGTTGAGATATATCCAATGCGCACACCGAACAAAAACGCGAATTTGACAAGTTTGCTCCGGGCGGTCGACGCGCTCGATGATTACAAAATCAAAAACGAGGAGCTCGACAGACTCGAAGATCTCACGCTGGTGGACGAATACAGGCTGATGGTCAGCGGTTCGCCGCACGATCCAAAGGCATATCGGGCGACCGCAGCAAAAACGAAGCACAGTGTCGGAGAGGACGACCTGCCGAAAGCACAGATCACCGCTCTTGCAACGGTTGAAAGCGGCATGAACGAGGTAAACGCCAACGGAGTGGAGACGCCGGTCGACGCGGTATCTCTCAGCCTTGTTCTGGGGGAGGCTGCACCGGGGCTGTCTTACCAGAAACACCAGATCGCGGGAGAAAAACTGAATTTGATCAATTCGTGGACTGCTCCGATTGTGCGGAGGAGGGATGAGGAGAAGTGAGAAAGGAGAAAGAGACGCGCGGGGCGGTGATCGCATACGCGCTCAACCTGATCGACCTGTCGTGCACGCTCTGGGCATTGCGTCATGGGGCGGTAGAGCTGAACCCCCTGATGCGGAGCGTGCCGGTGATGGTGGGCTACAAGGTCATCATCGTGGGGGCGCTGCTGTGGTGGCTCTCTACCCGGAGGGAAAGGGCGGCGCGGTATGCGCTATACGTTGCTGCCGTGGTCTACGGTGCGGTGGACTTATATCATATGATCAACATTTTACGATAAAGGAGAGCAATATGGAAAAAGCCATCATAGACCAAACCATTGACGATCTGCTTGCAGCTGAGGCTGTAACGGCGGATGATCTCTTTGTGGTGCAGCAAAATGCGACGGCAAAAAAGGTGTCCGGTAACATTTTGCGCAAATATTTGGGGGCGGAATCCGGGTTACCAAAGCCTGATGGCGCGGAAGAAGGGTCTTTTCTCCGCATACGGAATAAGAAATGGGTGGCGGAAAAATCACCTGTTCTCATCGACCTGTATTCCGCGGGTGTAAATGCAGACCCATCGCGACTTGGGACACCCATCTCATTCGATGTATCTACAGACATCGGGACTCAGCTTGCGGCTGCCGCCAAGAACGGTGGGGCATTGCTCAAATTCGGGTTCTTGGATAATCAAGATCGCTTACCGGTACAGGCATATTTTGTTGGGATCATGATCGAAGGCGTGGAAACGTACCAGTTCTATGGCAAGGCGTTTTACGATCAGCGGGGCGTCAATATTTTTTTCGATATGAATCTGCAAAATAGTAGAATATCCTCTTTCTGCACAATCGACCAACCGCGGCTACCGGAAGCGGCTGACGACGGGGCGTTTCTGCGATGGAGCATTGAACAGCAAGAGTGGGTGGCGGAAACCGTGCCCGCGGCGGAAGGAGGGACGTTTTAATGGCTGAATATCTGGTGCAGGGCGAAAGCATTACGGCAGTCGCCGACGCTATCCGCGAAAAGGGCGGGACGACCGCGCCCCTGAGTTTTCCGGCGGGGATGGCTGCGGCGGTGCGCAACATCCAGAGCGGCGGCGATCTATCGTCCGTTGACGTGTACATTGCGGATTTTACGTCCAACGCGGACTTAATCGTAACGGCGGGCGCAGTGGATAAATACGCGCGCATTGTTGTGGCGTAAGGAGGTGCGGCAAATATGGCAAGGCCAATCAGCGAGATCGACTTGACCGAAGTCCTCCACTACACGGAAACTATCAACGGTAAGACGCAAACAGTTGCTTACTGGCCCATCCGCAAGGACACGGACGGCGTGGTGCTGTTGCGGGAAAATGTGCTGGACGAGCTGCGCAAGATGAACGCAACCAACGATGCAACGTACATCGACAGCCTGATGGATGTGTGGCTGAACGATGCGTCTGGTGGATATCTCTCGTATTTTGATGAAAAAATGCGGGCTTGCATTATCCCATCAAGCATCAAAATCAAGCCATACAACTCTGACACCGTAACCGAGATCGCGCGGCAAGTGTATCTGCTCAGCAAGGACGAGGTAACGACCGGCGGCGTGGAGGGCGAGAGCATCTTGCCGATGCTCAAAGTGCATAGCGGACAGACGAGCGATAACGACGCGAGAAAGGCGTACAATGCCAACGGAAGTGCGGTGGCATGGTGGCTGCGAGATGCGGCTAACTCTGATCAATTCCGCTACATTTATTCATTCGGCGATATCGGTACATATAATGCGGACGGAGCAATCTCGGTTCGCCCCGTATTTAAGGTGGCGAACGCCACGTTGGTATCCGATAAAACGGCGGACACTATCTACATCCTGCCGGATGCCAGCAAGCCCTACCGGGAGCTGAGCTTTACGGCGTTTTTGGGCAGTACGGCACAGCGCCCCAAGCGGGCAAAGGTGCAGGTGAGTTTCACCGGCGCGACGGCGCAAACCATCCAAATCAGCAACAACGCCAAGGATGCCAACCCTGCGTGGGTGGCGTGCAATGTGGATGAGGTGGTGGAGCTGCCCAATGCCGAGAAAACCACGGAATTGTGGGAGCTGGGTGTAAAAATCTACGCCAAAGGCGAGGGCAGAGTGACGTGCGGGGAGCCGGTGGCGATCGTGGAGGAGGCGAAATGAAACTTTGTGACTACATCCAAAAGCGCAGCGAAGAAAGCGCAAAGCAGGCAGAAAATATGCAGGCTTTAGAAAGCGAGAACAAACTGCTGAAAGAGCAGGTAGAGGACACGGAAACGGCTGCTAAAATTCTGCTTGGGGATGAGAAGTAATGAATAAAACCTACACGGAACGGGCACGCGAGTGCGTAGCAGAGACAAAGGCCGCACTACAAGCAGTCTACAACGACCTCAATCATGGCCAGCAGAAAAAGCTGCTGCGCAATCCAGCTATCCGCGCTATGTTTGAGCGGTATGGCGTAAAGATCGAAGAGTAAAGGAGAAAGGGAGCGGGATATGGATAATGCAAAGCACTACGATGACGCGTCGATCGCGTTGATCGAAAGCCGATGCAAAAGCAATACGCATCGAATCAACGAGCTACAGGAGCATCAAACGGCGCTTGACAGGCTGGCAACGTCGGTCGAGGTGCTGGCGACCAAGCAAGAAACCGTTGAGGGCGACGTCAAGGAAATCAAGGAGGACGTGAAAGCCATCACGGGCAAGGCGGGGAAGCGGTGGGACGGGCTGGTCGACAAGGCTCTCGCGGCGCTTGCGGGGGCGTTCATCGCGTGGCTGATCTCGGGAGGGATGGCATGATGGATGATTTTGCAGAGGTGGCAGTTGCCATCATTGCGTGGGCTGCCTTGCTGGTAGGCGTGGCGATGGCCATCAAGGGCATCCGCGAACTTTGGATGTGGTGTATGGCATGAGGCACATTATCAAAAAGGCATCGAAATTGCGAACGAGGAACATTATTTTGATTATCGTTGGCATTTTCATCGCCGCTTTTGTGATCTACACGGTCATTTTTTACAGCATTAAGGGGTGGCAGTGGGACAACCTCTTCCCGTACCTGCTGGGTACGGGCGGCATCATCGAAGCCTTTACCGGGCTTCTGACACTGGTAGAAATTATTGTTGGACGGAAACGAAAGGAGAAGAACAATGAAGTTTGAAATGAGTAACAAGGTGTACGATGTGCTTAAGTGGCTGGTGCTCATCGTGCTGCCCGCCTGTTCCGGCCTTTACGCCGCCCTCGCGGGCGTGTGGGGCTGGGGCTACGTCGAGCAGGTGACGACCACCATTAGCGCGATCGCGCTCTTCATCGGCGCGCTCATCGGCGTGTCGAGCGCAAGCTACAAGGCGCGCATGGAGGGCGAAAACAATGGCGCAGGCAACTGACATTCTCTCCGTCGCCAAGCGCGAGATCGGCACGGTGGAGCAGCCGGGCAACCGGCAGAAGTACGGCAAGGCCTACGGCATGGACGGCGTGTACTGGTGTATGCAGTTCGTGTGGTGGTGCTTTCAGCAGGTGGACAAGCAGCTTTTTATGGCGGGCGGGAAGACCGCGAGCTGCGGCGAGCTGATGCGCTGGGCGCAGCGCAGCGGGCAGTGGGTGACGCGCGATTTCCGACCCGGTGACGTTCTGATCTACGATTTTCCGGGAACGAAGGTCAAGACCGATCATACGGGCATCTGCGAGAGCGTCAGCGGCCAGTACGTGACCGCCATCGAGGGCAACACGTCGAGCGGCACGGCGGGCAGTCAGGCCAACGGCGACGGCGTATACCGCAGAAAGCGCAAGCTCTCGCTTGTGCTGGGCGCATACCGCCCGAAGTATGAGACGAGTTACCGCGAGGTGCTCAAGAAGCGTTCCGGCCTTGAGGACAAGACGATGGACTACCTCGCGGCGTACAAGTACGGCAGCGATCTGATCCGCAAGCTGGCAACGATGAAATAAATGTGCCCGAATCGGGCACGGAAAGGAAAACGGGCGGGAGACCTGCAACGTCTCCCCTCGCGTGAGCGCTCTGCAAGCCCCGGCGCACAGCATGGACAAGCAGCACAAGCGTATCCGCGCGCAATTATCCTCTATGGCCCCGCGCAGGGCTATAGCATACATCCAATCTTATGACCTGCCTCCCGATGAGATGGCATGCCTCATCGAGTGCGACGTGCGGCGCAAGAGCTACGCGCAAGTGTGTGCATCGCTGCACCTGTCGCCGGAGGCGGTCAACCGCTGCCGCAGGCGAGCATATCAAAAAATAGCAGACGGACAAAGAGAGCACCGAGGTTAATCGGTGCTCTCTTTTGCTTATATAATCTTGTTCGCTTTATCCGTAGTGTAGGCGGGGCTCTGTTCTGCGTTTTGCCGGTTAGTCGTTATCCGTCTCGATAATCCCGAGTATCTCGGCAGTTTTGCAATCAAAATGAGCGTCATCACACGCGAGAATGGGCGCAAAATAGAGTTCAAACAGGCGTTCCGGGGCGTCTGGGTCAATTACCTGCGCTCGGTAAGAAATTTGCACACAGTCCGCCGGGTCATTCTGAGTTTCCGGCAGGGAGATTTCATCGTGCAAATCCTCTGCAAAGATGTAATCTTTCCCGCCAAAAGCAATTCTTTCGCCGCTTGTGTTCGGGATATAATATTCGTTGCTCATTCGTACAGTCTCCTTGCCGCAGTTCGGCGCTCTCTTTTTTTATTCTTTCTTGTTGCGGTGCTTTTCCAGGTATTCTTTGGCACGTTCCGCGAGGTAACTGCATTTCCACCCTTCGGCGGTGTTCAAGCCGCAACTACCGCAGTCGCAGCACCTTTCAAACTCTTCGAGGATCGCTTCCGCCTGGGCCTTGCTTGCAATAAAAAAGCTGCTCATTTGATCCACTCCCTTGTTATAACAAAGATTTTGCATCTACGCCGAGCACGTCGGCAATGGCAATCAGGTTTCTGGCTGTCAAGTTCCCGGCTTCGGCCTCCCCCAGCTCTACACGCTGGATCTGGCGGACGTTCACGCCGGACCTCTCAGCAAGGCTGGCTTGCGTCAGCTCGGCCATGCGGCGCGACCATTCCAATTTTGATATCACGCGGTTATGGCAGTCGCGGCCATAAGAGACGAGCGAGCACGTCGTGCAGTCACCGTCAGCCTGCTTGCAGTCGGCATATTTTTTTCGCATATCGGTTATCTTGCCTCCATTAGTAACTCATGGCCTTGCGCATCATTTCACAGTGCGCGTCGTAGATTTCCTCGGCCTTCTTGGCAGCCTCGAATTTCCGCTTGTTTTCTTCGCGCTCCTCGCCATAGATATCAGCGGCAATGTCATCAGGGATAGCAGCCAGCACGCGGTCGTTGCCTTTGCGGGCGATCAGGATGCAGGGGATACCGCGCTCGTTCCACATTTCTTTAAGCTCGGTCGGCTTGCCGTTGACGGTGAGCTCGTCCACGCTGTACGTGTACTTGCTGCAATCGCATTCGACGTTCCAGCCATCAGCATAAACGGTCTCGCGGGTGATATGGTTAGAGGTGATCGTTGCAGAGATCTTAGCGCCTCTTGCGGTCGTCCAAGCATAAGTCTTAGTCATTGTTGTATCCTCCCGGGGCGTTGCCCCTCTTTTGTTTACATGCTTATTATACGCTAATATTAGCGCGTTGTCAAGAGGATTTTGCAAAATATTTTTTGACCAAATAATGACCAAACGATGACCATTTGCGGGGCGCGATCCACGGTATGATTGAGGCAACAAAAGGAGGTGCGCGCGCATGGACCAGTTTGCAATTGCCGGATACAGCGGCGGAAACTGCATGATGTGTGTTATCGACAACGGTGATATTTTCCAGACCGACTATTTCGGCAACCGCCAGCAGCTCATCGGGAAGACGGCTGCCGCCTACGCAGAGCTGGAGGCCACCACACGGCAGTATTACGACAAGCTTGTTGAGCTGGGCGTCATCACTCCGCCCAAGACGCAGGAGGAGCTAATGGGCGAAATGCAGTCGGCTATGAGCGACATGGCTGCGGTCATCAAAAATCTGACCGATCAGGTAAAGGAGCTGAAGGAAAATGGACCTCAAGCAACTCTTAGCGGCAGCGGCGAAAATGTTCCCTTCCGCAGACCTGCAAGGCGCGGCGGCGAGAGCGGAGCAGGCGATCAGCGGGACGGCTGACACGCTGGAGGGCGTGCAGAGCACGGCGCGCAGGCTCGGCATTGATCCAGGCATTGCCGACAGCCTATATTCGCGCTACGGGCGCACAATGCAGGCAAAGGCCCTGTGCGGGCTTCTTGGGACGACCCCAGAGGCTTTGCGCTCCGATGCCAACAAGATACTCGGCGGTACACAAAACGCCTCACAGACCCCGCAAAAAGGCAAAGCAGGGCGCTCAACAAAATTCCCCCGGCTGAAATAGCCGTTGGAATAATTTTCGAGGAAAGGAGAATGCACTATGAACAACGATCAGAGCACCGGCATGAGCTGGCTCGCGGTACTGTTCATCATCATCGTCATCGCGGCGCTGTTTGGCGGTTTTGGCAACGGCTTTGGCTTTGGCCGCGGCAATATGCCGTATCCCGTCAATGACACCGGCTGCAACCGCGTGAGCAACTGCGAGGTCGAAAAGCAGGAAATCATCGACACGGCCCGCACGCAGTATCTCATCGAGCAGCAGAGCAACGACACGCGCATGGCAATCAACGCCAGCACCGAGGCGATCACCAGCCAGGCCAGCCGCATCTACGAGCAGCGCCTGCAGGAGACCATCTTCAACCTCAAGATGGAGAACCAGAACCTCAAGAACGGGATCTTTACCAAGGAGCAGACGGACGCCCTGGCGGCGAAGATCTCCGATTGCTGCTGCGGCTTCAACCGCCGTCTGGATGCGATCGAAGGCCGCATGCTGACCAAGCCCGCACTGTACGGCGTGGCTTCGACTTGCGCAGGCCAGATCATCCCCGCGTCTTGCGGCTGCAACGGCAACGTCAACCTTTAAGACCATATGCCCCGCTCGGGGAACATGGCAGGCCCCTATGGCCGGGTAACAGGCGGGGCAAAAGCCCCGCCATTTTTTGAATGGAGGACAAAACAATGTCTTGTAAATCTGCTCTTTACGCTGCCATGCAAACGCCCACTGCAGTCGCGGTCGACGGCGTCATTCCTCTTGGCAGCCTTATCCGCCGCTACGGCTGTGATGTGGCACTTAACGGCAACGCCGTCAACATCACCGGCGCCGGTTACTACGATGTAGACGCCTCGGTCACCGTCGCACCGACGGCAGCTGGCACGGTCACGGCGACGCTCTACAAGGACGGCGTTGCCGTTCCCGGCGCTACCGCTTCCGCTGCGGGCGCCGCCGGTGCGCCCGTTGTTCTGGCATTCCCCGCGCTGGTGCGCCAGGTGTGCTGCGCGGCAGGGTCCGCCCTGACGCTGGTGCTCACCGGTGCCGCTGCTACGGTCAATAATGTGGCGCTGCGCGTGCAGCGGATCTGAGAGGTGCGCGATGGTGCAGCTTTTGATCGGGATGCTGCTTGGTGCGATGGTAGCCACGCCCACAGGGCGCAGCATCGGCAATCAGATCGGCGATGCGGCACTGGCGGAGATAAAAAAAGCAATGCCGAAGCCGACCACAGAAAGCGAGGAAGGAAATGAAACTGATTGAAAAACTCTCCGAAATGATCGACGAAGAGATCGAGGATGCGAAGAAATACGCGAAATGCGCGCTCAAGTACAAGGACGAGCGTCCGGCGCTGGCGAAGACGTTTTACGATCTTTCCGGCGAAGAAATGCGGCACATGACCATGCTGCATGCAGAGGTCGAGGCGGTCATCCAGAAGTACCGGCAGGAGCATGGTGAGCCGCCCGAAAAAATGCAGGCCATCTATGACTATCTGCACGAAAAACAGATTGAGAGGGCTGCTGACGTCAGACGCCTGCAGGACATGTATCGCGGCACATAACTGTGTTCGCGGCTGTGTTCATGTAACTGGTTATAACTGGTCGTAACTGGCAACAACAAAACGTTCAGAAAACATGAAAAAGCCTTGGCATCACTGGATTTTCCAGTAATACCAAGGCTTTTTGCTTTGGCGCAGCAGGAGAGATTCGAACTCTATTTAACTTGTGGAATTTCAAGGGTAAAATGGATTCTGTGTTCAAGGGTGTGTTCATGCGGGGGAGTATTAAAAATTCTCCTGCATTTTCTCCTCGGCGGCTTTGAGGGAGCTTTGGCGGACGTGGGTATAGATGTCCATCGTCGTGGAGAGCTGGGCGTGGCCGAGAAGGGCCTGCATCGTCTTAAAATCGACGCCGCACTCGTAAAGCGCAGTGGCGTACCCGTGGCGGATCTGATGCGGGGTAACCGTGACGCCGGATGCCTGTTGATACTTTTTGTACGCATCGAAAAAATGGTCGTCCGTCATGGGCTCACCATTGGGCTCGGCAAAGAGGTAGCCTTTGGGCAGGCGCTTCGGCAGCAGCTTGTCGAGAGCGTCGAGGAGCGGCACCTCGCGCGTGCCCTTTTCGGTCTTCGGCTGCTTGATCTGCGCATGGTTGCCGACGTAGTACACGGATTTCGAGATGCTGATCCGCTTTGCCTTGCGGTCGATGTCCGCGCCGGTGAGGGCCAGCGCCTCGCCGCGGCGGCAGCCGGTATAGTAGACCAGCGCCGCAAACAGACCGAAGGGGGTATCTTTGGCGTGGGCTTTGATAAGCTTGACCTGGCTTTCGTCCGGCGGCATGCGGTAAGTCACTTTCAGGCCCTTGGGCAGGCGCAGCGCCTCGGCCGGATTATATGGCAATGCGCCTTGCACAACGGCAAAGCGCAAAATCTGCCTGATGATCTGCAGCTGCGTCGCAGCCGTTTTGCGGGCACGAGTAGCCGAAAAGTCGTGGATGTAAGCGTCGATCATCTGCGCGGTGATCTCCGAGACCTGACGGTCGCCAAACTCGTCCTTTGCCCGCTTGAGGGCGGGGCGGTAGTTTTTTGTGGAGTTGTGCTCGAGCGTCGGCTCGATCTCGTCCCACCATTTATCCGCGAGGGCGGCGAAGGTGGTCTCCTCTATGGCCTCCTGCTCGGCTTCGGCCTCGGCGGCGGCGCGGTCAAACGCCTTGACTTTCTCCCAGACCTCGCGGTCAGTCTTGCCGCGGAAGGCTTTGCGCTTGCCGTTGATACGGATGATCGTCTCATGCAGGCCGTCCGGCCGGACGTAGTATTTTGGATATTTGGCCATATCAGCCGCCCGCGCACTTTTTGCACGGCGTCAGACCGGCGTTTTGAGCATCGGAGAGCGTGACCTCGTAATAGTCGCCGTCGTTACAATGTGAGTCGTAGTGATAACGCTTGCCGGTCTTGGTGCGATAAACCTTGCGCTCGTTTTGCGTGGCGGGCTGGGAGTCCTGCGCGTTTGCGTCCGTCTTGGTAGACGGCTGAGGCGCGGGGGCAGGGGTTTCGGTTGGTGTGGACGGCGTGGTCGTTTCAGTCTTGGTCTCGGTCGACGTGGACGGTGTAGTCGTGTCCGTCTTGGTGGTCGTTGTGGTCTCGGTGGAAGTCGATGGCTTGACCGTCTGCTCCTGACGGGTAGAGGGCGTGTCATCCTTATCCTTAGACGCGTCATCGCCGTCACCGGTGACGACACCGATGAGCACCAACAGCGCGGCCGCGCCACTGACAATTGCGGGAACTTTTTTCTTTCTTCTTGTGCGGGCCATTTGAGCCGCCTCCTCTACCTGATCTTTGCTGTAGTCTTTGACATCGCTGATGCCGGTGCCGGGCAGCGTCGCAGTCGTGCGCATGCCGCCGTTGGCCTTTTTGGTGACGCGGTAAAATTTATTGCCGACGCTGTAGCCAACGCCAGACTTCGAGAGATTGATTCGCAGCGGGCCGAGCTTGATGCTCTTGCGGTATCGTCTGCCCATGTGACGCTTCCTTTCCGGTGTCCGATTTGGGCACCGTTTTTATTTACCAGCCGTTTCGACCAAAAAGGCCGGACGGCGCTGGTACAATGATGGTGCAGGCGCAAGCCTGCCGCCCTCTTCGGTGTTGCAGAGGCGGAGAGGGCGATTTTTTTAACGGAGGGACCTATCATGCATGAGCCAAATGACTGCGGCAAGTCCGCAGATCTCCAGCGCATCCAAGACAAGCTCCGTCAGCTGACGCCCGAGAGCCGGGCGCGGTTTACTGATTTCCTTGCTGAGTTATCAAAAAGTCCAGATATTCTTCCGCCTGCTTGCGCCGTTCCGGTGCAAGAGCGCTGATCTTTTGCAGCAGCTCGCTGTCTTCGGACGGCGGGCTGCTCGTTGCTTTTTCACCCAGCAAGTCGGAGACGGTGCAGCCGAGGTATTGCGCGAGGAGCTGCACCTTGGCGACAGACGGGATCGTCCCGCGATTTTTTAGCTGTCCAAGTAAATCTTTTCCGGCTCCGCTCTCTGCGCACGCAATAGTTGGCTTAATCCCCTTGATGTCGCAGTATTTTATGACATTCTGCACAAAGATTTCTGTTTCTATGGGGATCACCTACCTATATGTAATTGGACAATTAGACAAAACTTCGGAAAAGTCCGATTGCGGTATTGACAATCGGAAAAATCCGATTTATCATAAATTTACAGTTTAGGAATTGAATACGGAGCGGCCGGTGCGCGGCAAATGATTGGATACTCTTGCTGTTTCTCTCCCTGGGCTATCGCTTGGATGGTCTCCTCCACTGCCAGAAGGGCGTTCGACTCGTCCTCGCTCCCCCGTTCTTTTTCTTTTTGACTGGGTATCAATTTACAATTTAGAGAGTATCACGGCACGGCGAAAAAATCAAGAGGAAGAAAGGAGCCGATATTTTGCTGAAACTGAATGTCAAGGCGATGCGCGAGCGCAAGGGCGTCTCCCAGAGCTACCTTGCCAAGCATCTGGGCGTGACGGTGCAGACTGTGAGCGCCTGGGAGCGCGGCGTGAACGCGCCGTCGTCCGAGACGCTGCCGCAGATCGCACAGCTGCTCGGGTGCACGATCAACGATCTTTATCGAGACGAAAGGAGCGAGTAAACATGCCGCGAGAGCGAGAGGATTTTCGCGACCAGCTGCAAGCGCTGCGCGATCGCTACGAGGGGCAGGAGGTGCTGACGATGGAACAAAGCGAAAAGCTGTTGTGCGTCGACCGCATGGCGCTGCTCAATGACAAGACTTTCCCCGTCAAGAAGGTCGGACGCCGGTACATCATCCCGATCGTGCCGCTGGCACGGTGGATGTCAACCTGGTAAAACCATAACACGAAAAGGAGAAAAAATCCATGTATCCCGAATACCCGAATTTATACCAGAGGGCGCGAAAGGCAACACGCCTGACGCAGGAAGAGGCCGCCGAACGGATCGGCGTTTCGCCCGAGAGTATGAAACAATATGAGAGCGGCCGACGTGTGCCACCGGACGGCGTGGTCGCGAAGATGGTCGAGGTCTATGATCTGCCGTGGCTCGCGCTGGAGCACAGCCGCGCGACGGATCAGCTGGGCGTGCTGCCGGAGGTGGAGACAAAGCCCCTGCCGCAGGCGACGATCACACTGACCAACCGGCTGCGAGACGCGGCGGACTGCATCAACGGGCTGCTGCGCATCGCCGAGGACGGCGTGATCGACGAGAGCGAGCGATCAGAATTCGACGTCATCGTGCAAGAGCTGCGCGAGACCATCGCCGCGGCCTATCAAGTGATCTACGCTGACGGCGCAAAAAAAGAACGCCCCGACGGTGGCACGTCGAAGCGTTCGGTGTCTCAGGCGGTTAGACCTGAAAACGATTGCAAGAACAGTATAGCATACTCACGCGGAAATGCAAGCCCCGTTTTGGCAAAGGGGGTGTATGCACGATGAGCGGATGGGCGATTTTCTTTACATTTGTGGGCGTGAGTGTGACGGTGACGAAGTTTGTGGACTTCGTGGAAGTCATTGGAGGAGATGCACATGGCAGAAGAAAAAGACACGCGGCCATGCGATGACATGAGCGAGAGCCGGATCAAGTCCGGCCGCAAGCAACGCTTCACGGTGCTCTACAAGAGCGCCATCGAGGATAAGCGCCTGCCGCTGGACGCGCGCGGGCTGCTGGCCATCATGGTCGGCCTGCCGGACGGGTGGCAGTACTCCGTCAAGGGCCTCGCGGCCTATGTTGGCGTGAGCAAAGACACGATCCGCAGACTGCTCGAAAAGCTCGAAAAAGTGGGGTATTTAACCCGCGAGCAGACGCACGACGAGAACGGCCATTTTGCCGGAAACGTCTACGTTTTGCAAGATGAAGCACCACCGTTGTCGGGAAACACCGACAACGGTGAAACCCGACAACGGGAAAAACCGTCATCGGGTTTTCCGACCCAAATAAATACTAAAAGAACCAAAGACAGAAAGAATCAAACCCCTATAACCCCCGCGGAGGTCGAAAAGTGCGTTGTGGATTACTGCGGCGAGGACGATGAGCTGCGCGAGGCGATCATGGGGCTGCTGGAGAATCGCATCAAGGTCAACCGAAAGAAAGCCGTTGTAACCGGTGCGGCAATGAAACTTATTCTCCGCAAGTTGGACAGACTGTCGGACGGGCGGCGCGAGGTGAAACTCGCAATGCTGCGCAAGGCCATCACGTACAACTGGCTGACCGTCTTTGAGCTTAAGCCGGACGAAATGCCGCCGGTCGAGAACGAGGGCAGCACGGCGCTGCCGCTCGGCTGGGGGGTGTGAGCATGGCGCAGGAGAGGAAAACGCAGCCGGGGCTTGAGGCCGAGACCGCGGTCATCGGGGCGCTGCTCATCGCCCCCGAGATCGTCAAGGACGTGATATTCACCGTCCGCGAGCAGGACTTCGGCATTGAGATCAACCGGGAGATCTTCCGCGCGGCGCGCGACCTGTACCTGCGGGCGAAACCGGTGACGCCCGTGACCATCCGCGACAAGGTCGGCAAGGAATCGAGCGAGTATCTCGCGCAGCTGCTTGAGATCACGACGACCAGCGCCAACTGGCGCGAGTATGCCGCCATCATGGCCGAGCAGGCCAGCATGCGGCGCATGCAGGAGCTTGCGATGCAGGTGGCCGCAGCCGACACGGCGCAGGAGTGCCGCGAGTTGGCAGCGAAGCTCCAGCAGGTGCAGAGCGGCAGTCGGCAGATCACGGCCTACACGATGGAGGACATGATACAGGACTTCGCGGCGCGGCAGACGGCCAAAGATCCGGTGCGATACGTCCGCTATGGTCTCGCCGAGGTGGACGCCGGTACATACACGCAGCCGGGCGACGTGGTCATCATTGGAGGATACCCCAGCGACGGCAAGACGGCGCTGGCACTGCAAATGGCGATGCGGATGGCGCGCGAGTGGCGCGTGGGCTTTTTCTCGCTGGAGACCGACCGCCGGAAGGTAACTGACCGCGTGGTCGCCGCGCTGAATGATATCAGCTTTACGGCCATCAAGCGGCGCGAGCTGACGGACAAGGAATGGGAGCGATTCGCGGCCAAGAGCGCCGCAGCGTCTGCGCTCAAGTTCACGCTGGTCGAGGCGGCCGGGTGGAGCGTCAGCGATATTACCGGCGCGGCCGAGGCGTTTGACTTTGACGTGATTTTCATCGACTACGTGCAGCTGATCCGGCCAAGCTCGACGCGCATCATGCGCAGCGAGCAGGTCGCGGAGATCTCCCGCGAGCTGCACGCCTTCGCCCAGAGCCGGAAAAAGCTCGTGATCGAGTTGGCACAGCTGACGCGCGAAGACCGCGTTGCGGCACCCAAAAAAGGTAAGCCGCAGCAGAACGAGCCGCGCATGAGCGACTTGAAGGAGTCCGGCCAGCTGGAGCAGGACGCGGACATGATCTTCATGGTCTACCGTCCTGTCGAGGGCGGGGACTATGACCCCACAACATCCCGATTTCTGCGGATCGTCAAGAACAAAGAGGGCTTGCTGCTGCGGACGCTGCTGTGGTTCGACGGCGACAAGCAGACCTTTACGCCGATGACGATGACGTCGGCACGCGAGGTCGAGGAAGACAAGAAACTCGTCGAGCGGAATGCTCGCAATGAGCGCATGAGCGGCGCAAAGCGCCGGTAGAGAAAGGAGAGACATTATGCCGTATATTGGACAGCCCGTCAGATGGACGCCGTGTGCGTATTGCAATCTGGACGGCAAAGAGAACCCCAAGAGCACGCGAGAGCGGAAAAAGGTGCGCGGCAGGATCGTGTGGATCAACGAGCTGCACCATTTCTTCCTGGTGGAGGCGCAGGTCTTCGGGTACACGATGCGCGAGTGCTTCAAATTTTGAGGGCGGCGCATGGGGAAGAAAGTAAACAGCAAGTGCTATGGCTGCAAGGAGCGGTATCCCGGCTGCCACGATAAGTGCGAGGACTATCGCGCGTGGAAGGCGGCGATCGACGCCGCGAACGAGAAGATTAGAGCAGAGAAGAAGGATTACGAAGATTTCGGCGATTATCAGTACCGCGCAGCCAAGCGTCTGCGGAAATAGAAAAAATAGGAGGACGAAATGAAAACGATTGCGATCATGAACTACAAGGGCGGCGTCGGCAAGACGGTCACGACGATCAACTTCGCGGCCGAGCTCGCGGCCGCTGGCAAGCGCGTCATCGTGATGGATGCGGACGGCCAGTGCAATCTGAGCGATATTTTTCGCGCAGACATGCTCCACGGCGGCACGACTTACGAGGTGCTGACCGGCGAAGTGTGCGGCTGTTGGGACGAGATCATCCAGGAGACACCCGTCGAAGACGTGGTCATCGTGCCGGCCAGCGCGGAGCTGCCAAAGGCGGACATCGCCGCCCTGACCGGCGAGCGGCTGGCAAAAAACGGCATCCGTGATTTTTGTCTTGCTGTGGCAGAGGATGAGGGCGCAGACTATATCCTCATCGACTGCCCGACCGCCTACAATGCGGCCACGGTGGCGGCGCTGGGTGCTGCGGATGAGATCATCATTCCCGTCGAGCTGGAGGGTTTTTCACTCCACGGCGCGGGCGAGATCCGCAGTCAGGTCGCCAACATGCGCACGGTCAATCCGCGGCTGCGTATCGCGGGCGCGCTGATCACCAAGCGGCGCGGTACGCGCATCCAGGAGGCCGCAGAGCAGGCCTTGCGCGTGAGCGGCATCCCCGCTTTTGAGGCGGCAATCCCGCTGCGGGCTTCCGTGCCGGCAAGCATGTCCAATCTCAACGCGAGCAAGACGCTGAGAGGATACGCGCCCAAGGATGCCGCGACAAAGGCGTATCACGATTTTACGCGGGAGTATCTGAGCAAGGGAGGCGCGGTCAATGGCTAAGGGCAAGTTTGACATGAGCGAGTTTCTCACGCCGGTTGAGGGCGTGCCCGAATCGGACACGACGCGGGAGATTGCCGTCGATGACATCGTAGACAACCCTCGGAATTTTTACCCCCGCCCCGACAATGCGGCGCTTGCCGAGCTGATGGAGTCCATCCGCGCGAACGGGCTGCTTGAGCCGCCGACCGTCGTCGCCGCAGGCGAAGGCAAATATCGGCTGATCTCCGGCCACAGCCGCATGGCGGCGGTGCGTCTTCTGGCGAGCAGCAGGGATGAGGGCGAAGCCAAGCGATTCGCCGCCGTGCTTTGCCGCGTGCTGCCGGCGATGACGGAGGAGCAGGAGCTCTGCGCCGTGATCGAGGCCAACCGCCAGCGGGTCAAGTCACCCGCGCTGCTGACGCAGGAAGCCGAGCGGCTGACGGAGATGTACGTCAAGCGCCGCGAATTGGGCGAAGATCTTCCGGGGCGCATCCGCGACCGTGTAGCCGAGGCGATGCAGGTCAACAAGACCAAGCTCGCCAACCTGAGCGCAATCAAGCGCGGGCTCAAGGTCCCGGGGATTGTGCGCAAGTGGGAGGCGGGCGACATTCCGGAGGCGGCCGCGCTGGAGATTGCCCGCATGGATATCGACACACAGTATCGGCTGCTGGACTGGATTATTGACCACTGCCGCACATGGACGATCAACAACGTGCGCGAGTTCCGGACCTGTTGGACCTGCTGCAAGCATAAGTGCCCGGATACCGGCGGCTTCTGCCCGAACGCCGTGCGGATGTATGCCGATCACTATCGCAATGGCGAGTGGCGCTGTGCCGGCTGCTGCCGCGAATGTCTCAGCAAGAAGACTTGTTCTTCGGCGTGCCGCTTTGTAATCGCAGAGCGGACGCAGGAAAAGCCGGAAGTGGTCGTGCCGAGAAATCCGGCAGCCGACGACCCTCGGCTCAAGAATATGACGCCGAAATTCTGCGAGCGCGTCAAGGCACTGCGCGAGGCGACGGGGATGACGAAAAAAGAGTTTGCCGAGAGCATTGGTGAATATCAGGCGACATACAGTGCATGGGAAAATGCCAGCATGGCGGGCTCGGGGTCAATCCCAAAACTGGCGCTGGCGCTGGGTACGACGATGGATTATCTTTGCGGATTGACCGATGATCCGTCGCCGACCAAGGCGGTGAGCTCGCCGGAATGGTTGCCGCTGGATGCAGAGCACTGGCCGGAGGAAGGCGCGCTGGTCGTGCTGAGCTATCCGACAGGGCTGGGCGGCAGTGCCTATCTGACGGCGCGATGCTGCGGGAGCGCGAACGATCAGTACCCGTTTATTTCAACCGATGCGGGGATCTCGGTGCAGGATATCGTCGAGTGCAAGTGCGACAGCTGGCTGCTGATCAGCGAGAGACAGAGAGGGAAAAAATGAAGCGATCCGGGTATTTGCAGCAGAGAGACGCGAGAACGCAGATGCTGTTGGACGTGATGCAGCGGACGATGAAGCAGTACATGCTGGACACGCTGCTGATCACGATGCACGAGGACTTTGGCTGGGGCTATGATTGCCTCAGCCGCCTCGCGGAAAAGTGGGGCGAGACGTATGACGTCTATTTCCCGGCGATGCAGAGCACTGATGAGTCAGACGTCTACCAGGAGAGACTTGACAGGGCAACGCGCAGCTATATCGGGGATAACCAGTTTTACCCGTTTGCAGAGCGCTACCCGGAGATCAAACAATTAGGCTATGGGCCGAGGAGGACGAAATGAGAACAGAAGAGATTTTGACCGCGCTGCGGCGCTTAAAAGTGAAAACGGGCTCGCTGGCCTGTATGGGCTGCGGACGCGAACACGACTGTGGCGTCCACGGCTGCCGCATCATGCGGGATGCCGCGGAGCTGATCGAGAAGCTGACTGACCGCTGCGCGCGCTACGCCGAGGAGATCGCGGTGCTGCAGGAACGGGAGAAGTGGGTGCCGGTGACGGAGCGGCTGCCGGAGGTGTGGCGCAACGATGAGACTTCCGAACTTGTGAACTACATGATTTACAGCCCCGATTTTGGCGTCGACATCGGTAATTATCACGCAAACGCGAAAAAATGGCTTTGCATGGCATTGCCTTGCACCGTCACGCACTGGAGGCCGCTGCCGAATGGGCCGGAGGTGGCGAAAGCATTGGAGGCGATGAAGGATGATTGAGCTCAGATTAGATGACCCGCACCTTGTGGAAAACTTTCAGGCGGCGTTGAATCTGGAAAAGGTGGGATTTGCAGACGACGAGCTGCAAAGGCTTTATCAAAAGCAGCTTGAAGAGGATGCAAAGGAGGCAGCTAATGACTAACATGGAACGCAAAACATTCTGCGCGGCGCTCAGCCGCTACGGCGCGCAGGCACAGATCACGATGGCCTTTGAGGAGATGGCCGAGCTGCAGGATGTGCTGTGCAAGTTCCTGCGCGGGCGCGTGGACGGCGACACGCTCGCCAACATCGCCGAGGAGATCGCCGACGTCGGGATTATGCTTGACCAGATGGCAATCGAGTTTAAGGTCGAGGACGCGGTGGCGGAGCAGCGGGCCTTTAAGGTCCGGCGCCTGCGGTCCCGGATTGGATACCCGGAACAGGAGGACTGAAAAGTGGCTGAACACATTGGGCGCAAAGCAACGGTTACTATTTGCGATGAACAGCATAAAGAGTGCCTGCGGAAAAGTGATTTTCGTGGCGACACGGTAGCTTGGAATATCTGCGCCGATATAAAGGCGATTCCCGCCGCTGATGTTGTTCATGTGGTGCGGTGCAAGGACTGCGAACACAGCACGCTGCCGTCTGAACTCACCCAGCGGTATGGGAAGCCGGGGACGCTGACGTGTCACAACAGATATTCGGCATGCAACAGGCGCAATGTTGGCGAGGACGATTTTTGCAGCTACGGCGAGCCGAAGGAGGGCGCAGAATGAGATTCCTGGTGACGCTGGCGCTGGATGCGCCGGACGACGCGGATCCGCAGGGGATCAAAGAAAAAGTGGCGATGGACTTTGAAAAGTACGGCGGCGTGCGCGTGGTCAAGGTCGAGCGCATGGAAGAGTATCAACAGATGACGATGGAAGGAGATTGACATGCAAAAAATCAACCTGAAGAAAACCACGAAGGAACAAATGCTCAACATGTTGGAAAAGGCGTGGCAGGCCAATACAGGGGCTGCCGATGATATCGCCGCGCTAAGTAAACGAATTGAAGAACAGAACGACGCGCTTGCCAAGTGTGTTGCCGAGAAAAATGAGTTGCGCGATCAAGCGCGAGACGCAACGGGTAATGCAGAATACTGGCATGGGCGGTATAACAACGCCTACAACGTTACAGAGGTACAGCGCCAAAGGATAAAGGAAGACGCTGATGAGCTGCGCCGTGAACGCGTAAATGTTGAGACGATGACCGATCAAAGGAATGCGGCGATTGCGGAAAGCAAGGACCTGCGCACAAAGCTCGCCGATACTGAGGCGGCGCTGGTAAGGGCAAACAGTGAAATGGCAGTGCTGCGGCATGATTTGACATGTGAGCAAGAGTCATCCGTGCATCTCGCATCAGTCTGCAGATGGCGGTCGGATCACCCGTGGCGGAATCTGTGGGCGTGGGCAAAAAGGAAGCTGGGGTGCGCCGAATGAAAAGAAAGCGTATGATCAAGCTGCTGATGAGCTTCGCCTGCGACCGAAATGATGCGGTTAAGGCTGCGAACTTGTGCGATGGAAGGATATCACACGCGGTGCTGTATTACGATCTGCGTGGGGGGTTTATCCGTGCATACTATGATCAGCTGGTTAAGACTGTTGTTGAGGGCGACATGACCGGCGCCGTCGCCGGGATGGTCGGGAGCGTGTATGGCTGAGCTGTTCTACTGCGTGCGCCAGCGCGCTGGGAATCTGGTCAAGGAGTACCGTGGGACGATGCCGCCGCGCTATGCGCCCTCCGACACCGACGAGGACCGGCGCGCCAAGGCCGACCTCAAGGCGCAGCGGCGCACGGTGCTCAACCGCGACTCCACCGACCGGCTCGAGCTGATGATCGCGCTCATGGGTAAGTACGCCACGCACTACATTTTGGAATTCGACAACGAGCATCTGCCGGAGCGCTTTGCCGACGTGCGAAAGGCACTGCGGGCCTTTCTGCGGCGCGTGGAGCGCTATCGAGGCAAGGGCGGGCTTGACTACATCCCGGCCATTGAGGGTCTGCACGGGGCGCACAGGTATCACATCCACCTCGTCGCGGATTACCGGCAGCTCTCGCCGGCGGAGGTGCGGTTCCTGTGGCAGTGCGGCGAGGTGACGGACTGGCCAGTATTTAAGCGGCATGGCAAGGCGCTCGGCTATCGCTACCTTGCGCGCTATCTCACCAAGGAGCGCAGCGACGGGATCATCATTCCGGTGGGGCGGCATCCGTGGAGCTGCTCGCGCAGTCTGCGCGCGAAGCTGCCGCCGCCGGAGGTGTGGCTCGACGAGAGCGATGCGATTACGATACCGTTCGACGCGATGCTTACACGGGTGCGGACCGGCGGAAGTCAATTTGGTAGCTACCGGGTGGCGAGCTGGATCGAGGCGTAAGGAATCGCGTGCGCGCGTGCGCGCGACATTACTTGTAACCTATTGGCTTTTTAGTGACAAACGCAGAAAAGAGGAGGAAAAGTATTGCAAAATAGTGCAAGGACTGCTAAACTGGACACAAAGAACGGATTGATTGTCTGCCCGAATTGCGGGCGGCTCACATCACAGGCCGTTCGGCCCGACACCGAGGCGCGAAACTTAGTCCTCTGGTGCCGGAGATGCAAGGCATCGAACATCGTGGATATCAAACATGGCGCGTGCTCGCTTAGTAGCCACTGCTGACAAACCCGGATATCGGGGAGTGTCGGCGGTGGCTTTTGTTTTTGCCCGGAGGTGATAGCCCGATGGCTTTAAAGCCGCTCCGACCCTGCCGACATCCCGGCTGCTGCGTGCTGGTGAGCGATGGATACTGCGACGCTCATCGGCCGCGCGGCGACCGACGCAGTGAAGAAGCGCAGTCCTGGCGCTGGATGTACCAGACCGACGAGTGGAAGCTCGACCTGCGGCCGGCGCAGCTATTGCAAGAACCGTTTTGCCGTGAGTGTGCAAAGCATGGGCGAAGAGTTAGGGCGACAGACGTTGACCACGTTGTCGACCACAAGGGAGACTGGGAAAAGTTCTGTGATAGAAACAACCTGGAAAGCCTCTGCCACAGCTGCCA